ACTCTGCGATGCCGTCCTGAACAAGACTGTCAGCATAGAACCTCGGAACCTGAACGGGTTGACCGTCCTGCACCTGAACGTCATCGTCTTCACCGGCCATGTCAGCCGGAATTGTCAGATTGCCTTTGCACGCAACCCATTTCTTTTTCGCATTTGCCATGATTGTCTCCTGTTCTGGCTGAATGCCAATGCGGTCCACCGCATGGGGATGCAGCCAAAGGCCCGGCACATTTGCACCGGGCCTTTGCTTTGCCTCGATTGGTTTGGAAGCCCTTAGATGGTCAACTTGCGCAGCGCGCCCGGACGGGTGCAAAGCGAAATCGCATTCATCTGCGCATCCAAATGACGCCCCTTACCGTTCGGCATTGGGTATTGGTTCGCATAGCGAGGCAAACCAATCGTGTTGACCGTTTCTTCCAAGTCAGCAGGCGCGAAGCGCGTGATGAACAAGTCAGGCACGCCGGTAGGAAAGACGCGGGCTTCATTGTCAGCGATGAACGCGGAATTGCCATTGGCAATCTTGGCACGACGCCCGGTGCGGTAACGCTCCCAAGTCACCCCGCCAACGCGGAAGACATCAGGGGCACCATCACGCAACTGATAGCCTTGGTTGTCGGCAAGGAAGGTTTCGCGAACTTCCTTTTGGTCCCACAGTGCAGCATGGAATTCACGGCCACACATGGCATGAATGCCGTCATAGGTTTCGTCCAAATCATCTTCGATGGAATAGACCACATCGTTTTTGATTTTGGTGGCGATGCCTGCGACCTGCGCGCCCAGCCCCATAACGACCGGCGCAGGAACAGCCAGCCCAAAGCGGTCATAAAGGTTGTGCAGGACACGCCCCCTGCCAGACAGCACGATGCCCTTGATGGCACCAACACGCTGATGTTCCAGTGTCGCATCAAAGCTGCGCGCGTGTTTGGCCAACTTGGAATCAACACGGTTCTGAACTGTTTCCAGCTGGTCGGTTTCACCCAACATGCGCACGCCCTGAACTTCATCAGCCAGCACAGCATCATTGATTTCGAAATGGTCAATTTCGAACGGGATCAACCGGCGGTCATCGTCATCCGATGTGTTGCCGGGTCCACCCCGCGCAGATGGTTCGATGATGGCAAGCGTGCCGTTGTTTTCTTCGATTTTGACGGTGGTTGTTGAAACCCCTTCTTCATCGAAGATCATGGTTGCACCGACTTGACCGGGCACGAACGGTTGATTGTTCAGCGCAGCCGTCAGCGCAATGACGGAAAATTCTTCCCACATAGTATTCTTCTCCCTTAGCGCGCGCGGATGCCGACAGCATCAAGCTGTGCGACTTTGGCGGCAGTTTTGGTTTCATCATCAACGGACGCTTCGAAAGTCAGCATCGGCAACTTGACTTCAGCCGGACCACGGTCAATGATGGTCACCAGCACGTCAGCGCTCGTGGCATCAACACCATATCCAAGAATTGCGGTTGCAACTTCTGCACCCTCTTTCCCTACGACTCTAGCATTCGGTGACGGAACAAAGTGACCTGCTGTTGCGGTCAATTCTCCAATGACAGTTCCGGCTTCGACCTTACCGGTGCCCGCTGGAATGGTCGCTTGCGCGCGTGAACTGCGACCCGGACCTTCAGAAAGAAGGAAGGACAGATTGCGTGTTTGCATTGTTGTGGTTTCCATGTGTTACGCCCCTTTCTGTGCGCGACGGTTGGCGTAGATGCTGCCAGTGTCGATGGTTGCGGTTGTCTTCTTTGGTGCAGCAGCACCGGCACCGGGCTGCGCCAGAGCGGCAGCAGCTGAACGGCTGGCTTGATAGACCTTGGGGTCTGCCGGTTCGTCACCTGCAGGCGCTGGCGTATCCACTGCAGCGGCCTTCAACGTGCTGATGGCATCTTCTGCCGACATTTCAGTGTCGAATGCCAAATGCTTCGCAAGCGCCTCAAAGCCCTGCGCTGCATCGTCTTCCGTGATGGCCTTAATGCGGGCCTTCACATCGTCAGCGGAAACCGTTTCTGCCGTTGTCGGTGCAGCTTGCGGGTCCGCTGTTGCGGTTTTTGGTGCCATGGGTGGAGTCTCCTTTTCCGTGGCTTGGGTTGGGGCAGCGGACGCCGCCTTCTGCGCCTTGGCGTCGAAGGTCCAATCCTTCTTCTTTGCCATGGCAACGAGTCGTTTGGGTGCGTTCGCGTATTGCCGAAAATCAAACGCGGTGACGTTCGAAGACTTGGCCTTCACAGCGTCGGTCGCAAAACCGCGTTCAACAGCTTCATCGGGTGTCAGCCAGATTTCACCTTCCATTTCTTCCAGAAGGTCTTCGACATCTTCACCGGACTGCTCGGCATAGATTTCAGCCATCCCACGACCAACCTTGCGTGCGCTTTCAGCGTAGCTTTCAAGGTCTTTGGCCTTACCGTAGGCAACACCTGACGGGCCATGAATCATCATCTGTGAACCGGCACGCATCGTGATGGTGTCACCGGCCATCGCAATCAAGGATGCACTGGACGCAGCCATGGCATCAACGACCACAGCAACCGTGCCCTGATGAGCCACAAGCGCATTGTAGATGGCAATGCCGTCATCGGTGTATCCACCACCAGAATTGATGCGGACTGTGATGTCTTCGCTGCGGCCAACTTCAGCCAAGGCATAAATGACATCACTGGCAGTGAAGCCTTCATCCCAATAGTTATCACCAACGAACCCGTAAAGAACGAGTTCGCCGTCAACCAAAATGGTCATTCCTGTCTCCTTTGTTCAGGTGAAACGAAAGCGTTTTGCGTATCGGGTGCGCTTCTTACCGCCACCCAACCGCGCGCATTCGCTTTCATAATGCGCAATCAAAGATGCCAACCGGCGGTCATTGGCGCGCATGAAAGTGACTTCTTCACCGTCGATGCGGACGGTTTCCCGAACCCCGCCAACGGCCAGCTTCAGCTGCATTTTCTTCAGTGCAGTGACAACATCACAAGGCTTCGAAATGTCGATGGTGTCAGCGCCAATTTTGACGGTGCTTGCAATACTCATTTGGCCACCTGCGGCGTTGGTGCTGGCGCGTCTTTGGGCGCATAGGGTGACTGCATTCCGGCATCGACATAGCGCTGATGTTCACGTTGCCGTTCTTCAAACAGCGCATCCGCATCAACACCCAAATCGCCAGTTTCAATGGCAACCGAACTGGTGCCATTCTTCAGGCGTTCGCTAGACGCCTTTGCTGACCTCAAATCATCTGCAGTCGGTTTTGGTGGACCCTGCCAGCCAGCCAAACAGACCCGCGACCGGTTGGCCCTAAATGCACGGTAACCGCCCTTGAACGCGATGCGGCCTTCACCAATTTCTTCATCCAGCCAGTTTTCATAGGCCATCTGACACATCGGCGAGGCAACACGTTCGCGCCGCCGCGTGACAACGGGCCACAAGGAAGACGATTCCATCCGCACGCTCGCATAGGTCGCATCCGTGTAGTCCATCGTCAGACCGCCATAGGAACAACCAATTGTGCGCGCCATATCGCGGGCAAGGCTGTTCGAAAACGGCAGGAAGTCTTTGCCCGGCACATTGGCAGTTTCCAAACCAAGTTTCTGGCCCGGACCCAAATGCGAAACTTGGGGATCTGCGCCAACCGAAATCCGGCTGTCCGCAGCTGCATCCAGACTTCCGGACAAATAGCCCAGATATTCCTTGCCATACTCGATGCCGTCATCGCCCTGTTCCTTCATGATTTCCAGCGCTTCATAGGCATCGGCACTTGGGGTTTCACTGGTCAGTGTGATGGCAAAGATGGTTTGCAACAGCGCCATCTGCAGGGTTGCGTCATCCAGCATTTCAGCTTGAATGTGCTTGCGAAACGCAGGTGCCAGTTTGGAAATCCCCCGGACATCCGTGGCATCCATCGGGTCAAAAATATGCATGACCAAAGACCGGCCATCGGCATCAAATGCCGCATAGTCATGCTTTCGACTGGCACCATCCAAATTTGTGTCAAACCGATATGAAACCGGACGGCCTTTGCTATCGTGGCGAACGCCTTGAAACATACCGTCAAAAGCGTTCGTGTCCTGCACCAGTTTTTGGGGAGGCACCAGACACAGCTTTGTTCCGGTCGCAATGCCATAGTGGCTGCGGTCGGCATCATCGAAGAAATCAAAAACGCCTGTGACCTCACCAAAGGCGATGTCCCACCGCAGACCAATGTCCACCATTTGCGGGCCACTCAAT